CAACCAATCGGCTGGAATATCCTTATCTGCGTATAAAAATCCATGTTTAATACACCAATCGGCATAAGTTGTTTTTGAACCTTTTCTAATCTTGTTTTTTGAATTTTGGAAGACAAATCTAATATCTAATTCTGGACTTTGAGCTTTTATTAAAATATGTTTTTGTTGATCTGCTAACACAAATCGTCCTTTTGTTTCTATAAAGATACCATTAGGTAATTTAAAGTCTGGGGTGTATTTGTGTTGTGTGGCAGGCTTTGTGTAGGATATTTTATGTTGTTCATACTCTCCATCGATACCATTATCTTTGAGTATTTTATCTATATCTACCTCAAGACCACTTCGATAACCAGCTACTAATGCCGCTTGTCTTTTTGCGTAAACTCTTTTTGCCATATTGAATTAGGTATCGTACTTAAGTATAATTGTTGTATCAACATTATTTGGTAGTTTCATTGGTGATGATAGTTTTGCAACAATTAATAGTCTATTCTGATCATCATACAGTCCTATAGAAGTTACATATGGTTTAAAGCTAGAGCCAGTTGTAAATGGTCTAAATTCAAATTGATTTGTGTATGAATTATAAAACTGCAAGGACGGGTTGTTGCTCCTATTAAAATCTCCAGCTCCAATTGTACATGAAACCTCTTTTTCATATATTGTATGCGTTCCTCTTAATGTTATTCGTGTAATGTCCATATACCGAGATGCTACCGAACCCAGTACCATCATTCCTTGATTATAAAAAACAGTACCAACTACAGTGTTATTCTGTCCTAATGTGTGTCTTGATATTGCAATTTCTGCTGATGTTAATACTCTTTTATATATTTTAATATTATCAATTACACCATCAAAACCTCTATCTTTGCGAAATGAATTTCCTATTATAATATTTCCTCGATTTGAGCATCCCCTACTTAAATTTGTATCTAAGGTTGTTCCTTGCAAAACTCCATTGATGTACAATTGCATTTGAGATCCTGTCTTTATAGCAGTAAGATGTACCAGTTGATTTAGAACAATACTACCTGACACCTTTGGTTGTTCTAATATATTATTTCGCTCAAAGACCACATTCATTGATGGAGTTAAATATATATGATATGGTGTTCTGTTGTCAGCAAAGTAAGTATATGGATTACCATTTATGTCTATAGCCGTATCCTCTTCTGGTCCCTCTTTTACAATAATAACCGATCCCGTAGCGTTAGTTGGCACAGTTGTAGGTCGGATCATTGCTGTTATTGTAAAGTCCCCATTTTCAAAATTGTAATTTTGTTTATACTCTTGGACTACATTAGGTTGTATAACTATGCTAGAGCTTAGTGATGCACTAAATGTTGGAACTACTCCTAATAAATCAATAGGCTGAGCAAGTGGTGGTGATAGGCCTTTAATATTTGTAAATACTATATTTGAATAGTTTGACTGCATCTGCCAATTACCCTTATTGTAACTACTGGTAAACGAGATTGGTCCTTTTCCATTATATTTGTATATATCTAGGGTTGGCCATTCTCCGGCAATGCCACTAGTAATAGCACCCGATACTAAGGTAGTGCCATCTACTGGTGAAACAAATCCACCAGATACGTATAGATTGCCATATAGATCGTCCACAATAGTAACTGCTGTATTGCTTTGACTTATTGTATAGGTTCCTTCTATTATTATTGATCCCTGTTGTATGCTTTGTCCAAATTTAGACTGAGCTAGACTAAATACTTGTGCTTGATCTTCTAAAAATCTATCTTGTGTATTTATGTTCCCTCCTCCAAACGTAGCTTTTGTGTTATTATAAAAATTTTCATAAAACAAATGGTTAAGAGATTTATGTACTACTCTTTGAAATTTATCATTTGCAGTTTTAGGTTCAAAATATTGAAATGTTGGGTTGCCTTCATCAAATAACGTATTCAATGGGTCATAGCTTGGGTGGGATGGTTGTGGATTGTAGTCTGCTTTATATTGTTGAAATGTTAAATCTTCTAAACGAAACTCAACAAAGCGATTATTATAAGATGAACTAAATCCAACAAATGCTTGCATGTTTTCTCCGCTTATACGCAAATCTCCTTTTGTGGATCCCATGTGTATAGGGTTTGATATTTCGTAGGTGTACGGGTTTATTGTAAAAAAAATAGAATCTTGCGAGTCTGTAGTTGTTCCTGCAAAAACACCAATAGATCCTGATGGATTATTTATTTGTATTGTTGCTTTGACTATTGGCTTTTTTGCAACATATTGTCTTGCATCTACTATTTTTTCAAAAGAGGCTGGTGTTGCTATGTAATTTAAACCTACTTGACCAGATTGATATACTATGTGTATTTGCGTACTCCTTAGTGGTGGTGTACCAAAACCGATAAGGTACGGTTCTCTATTAGCTCTATCTTGTAGTATATCAGCTATATTTGATTCTAATAGCGATGATGATCCGTTTGGCTTAACGCCATACAAATAACCGTCTTGCATTAATAAAAAATATAAATCTTGATTGAAATTATAAAGTAAGGTTTTTGGTAATACACCTGGATTTGAACCTAGAGAACTAGATCCTGCTGCAACAAGTGTGTTTGCTGAAAAGTTGCCAGAAAAGGAAACCGCATATGCGTTTGAACCCGTAACTGATATTGCTATAATCCTATCGCTATCTGTTGCTTTACCCTCTGCGTTTATAGCATAAAAAGACGAGGTAAGTGACGGATTTCCTAATCCACTAATAGTTTGTTCAAAACCTAAAAATTGTTGAGTATTTTCATCAAACGTGTCTGCACTTATACCACCCGTTCCTGCAATAAATATAAGACTTTCTCCTTGATTGTTTGTTTGAGTATATGATACATCATAAGGCTTAGTTACTATTGAACTTGTATATGTCTGAAGTGTAAAATCTCCCTTTATCATGGATACTACTGAGGGAATCGAAGGATGGGGTATATCTTCTGAATAAGCAATGATTCTATCTTGAGCCATTGATGCACCAAACTTAGCACCTAACAACCCAAGAACGCTTAAGTTTCCAACTATTTCATAATCTTCTGACGGTCTTAGTTTTAAGATTGAACTACTACTTACATCTACGCTGTAAACAGAGTCTTGTGTAAACCCTCCAGCTGGTATACCACTTACTTGAATTGGATTAGAGTTTACACTTGTGTAGTAGTTTGTATAGCAAGTTACATCAGTCCATTTCTTATGTGTTTGAAATGGTGTTAGTCTTATATCAGATGCATCAAGATTTTTAAAAACTCCAGCCATTATGTATAAATAGACTTAGAAAAACAAATTTAAAGTTAGTATTTTCTAAGATGTGTACTTCACTTATCTTAATTAGGCTTGTTAGTAATCAAGCTTAACCTTAATAAGTGCTTCACGGTTAAAACTTTTCAATAAAGGCTTACTAAGCTTAGCTACCGCCACTAGTCTGTTATTTGGATCGAACATTCCAATTGTAGTAATATACACGCTAGGATTACGAAGCATGCTAGCATGTCTAAATACTCCAGAACTTCCAGTTACAAAGGTAGGATTATTTGAGAAATTAAACTGTCTATTTGTTATTCTGACAAAGTAGTGTGTTGAGGTTACTTGCTCTTGACTTCGGGCTGCAAAATAAGATGAGGCTGATATGAACCTTGATCCCGTAATTGAATTTTTTGGTTGAAACGAAGCGGCAGATAGTACAGCGGCAGATTGTGAATTGAATGGTACCCCTAGTTCATTCTTTAATCGAGTTGCATTAAAGATTAAAACACCTTGATCCGGATAAAATAAACCGTAGACCGTACTTGATGCTGTTACTGCACCAGATCCACTATATATTCCTATTATCCTACCAGCTTCATTCAGTGTTGGTGTTACCTCTTCTCCACTATTATCAATAAAAGAAGAATAAGATGTGACTCCAGCCGATAAAGTACCACTAGCAATTCTAAGTTCCCAATTTCCTGGATCTACCTTTTGACGAAAACGTGCTCGTGCTATGTTGATCACTAGGATATCATTAGGTTGTTCATTTGCATTAAAAGTAAACGCTAAATCAGTTGGAGGTAAAAGCTGATTTCTATATTGCGAATAGATTGCTCTGGTTGGGGTATCATTTTGATTTTGTCCAACTGTGTTTGGATCACCATAAGATCCACTACCAAGTCTGTGTCCATACGCTACTGCAAACTGCACTGCTGCGTTGGCATCTGTTTGTGGATTTCTATGAAATACGTTTACATAATAGTCGCCTGATTGAGAGACTTGTGCTGATTGCGTAAAAAATCCAATTCCAGTTGCACCTCCAAATGACTGAGAATACGGATTCATGTTTTCTGACCAGATCGGTTGGGATACTACTTGAATATCTCCCGACACGATGTCGTCTTGTGTAAAATTTTTATATATTTCTGCCATTATGCTTTAGTTGCTTGTGTTGTTATTATCTTATTGTATTGATGTCTGTATGTCTAGTGTTAAAAAGTTAGAAGGATCAACTGTAATAATAATTGTTTTAAATCCTCCCGTCTCATTACCAACTATTGTTAATACTGCTTTTACAATTTGAGTAGTGTTTGCTTGTGGTTTTGGTTTTAAAACAAACTGAGTACCTATTTTAGTTACTGTTTTTCCAGTAGTAGATATTCCTGTTAGCTCATCATCCAAGAAGTTAGTTACTGATATTCCTTGATCTTGTAATAACGAATTTTGGACTGGACTTGTTGGCCCTCCTTGATTAACTTTACCATTAGGTGCAATCATAAGAGTTGCAACTGTGTCGTCACTCAATATTGCTGTGTATCCGAAGATTCCGTTTCCATTTTGTAAGTTTAATGTACTAGGTGTTATTGTTACTTCTTGAGTTAATGAGGTAAAACTTACAGAAGACGGTGCAAGACTAATAACTGGAATACCGATAACATCTTTTGGTAAAGTAAGTAGTTTGTATCGCATCATTTGCGTTTCGTCGGGCAAAGCCTCGAGTACTGGCATGTTTTCAATTACAGCACCATAGTAGTTAGTTCCTAGTGTATGTGCTGGGTTGTATAAATCGTAATCGATTTCATCGTCAGCTACTGCAAATTTAACTACGTTTAGCTGTCCTCCAGCTGCTAGTAGCTGCCGGCCTTTGTTTGTTAAAATTGCATCAACGGTAACGGTTGTGTTGTCTAAATATCCCACGGGTTTTTGTATTGGTTCTTACTATAAATATGTCTTGTTTTAGAAAAACTATTGACTTCTAAATGTTCCACCTTGCATTAGTGGAGTTGTTGTTAACACAGTACCTCCGACTGTTATTATTGTTACTACTGGACCATTGTCGATAGTATCTGGACTATCTACATTGTAATCAAGTGATGTCATTTTACAACCCTCGTACCTTGCATTAATCATTCCTCTTGATGATATTAAATGATGATCTTGTACTTGAGCTCTGTAGTTTAGTGGTTCTACTTTTAACTTTTTAATTTTAATAGATTGTACGCTTGTCCATCCGGTTTTTTGTACAGCCACCCCTAGCTCGGTTCCTATAGCTTTTGTTACAAAAGTAAATGTTTCATCAGAAAGTGGGCTTAATGCAATGCTTTGTGTTAGTGGTGAATCGAATCCGCCAAAAGACAATATAAGAGTTGGATTTCCAGCAGATGGTCCAATAAACTCCGTAGTGATTGTTACTCGATATAAGTAGTCATGTGTGTGTGTGTCTGCTGGTTCATACATAAAAGCGTCTAGTGCAAATGACCCAGTACGTTCTGCAGAGTGTACATCGTATGGTTTAAAATAAAATCCATTTACAGGATCTATCGCCCAATAAACTGATGTATTAAATGTAGTGACTGGAAAAGTGCTGTTGGTTGTGCCTGCTAATCTTAAACCAAACCTATCAGTTAATGGATGCAAATCTACTGCTTGTGATGATGAAAACTCAACAGAGGCAGTGAATGCTCGTTGGCCAGTGAATAGACGGTCGTAGTATATATTTCGATCGTACATTTCTCTTCCTGGTGCAAATTGTGAACTATATGTATTTAATAATATACTCGGTTGAACAGCTTCGTACTCATCATATCTACTTGCTGTCACTTGGGTGAGTATTCTAGGGTTACTTCCACTTGAAGCGTATGTCATATACACATAGCGAGATCCTAAATATCGTGAATTCCAACCAGCACCATTTACACCTAAGTCAATTGTTCCATCAACTTCTTCAAACTGCTCTCCTGCTGCTAATGCAGATCCCATATCAATTCCGTCTACATTCAGTGGTATAATATCTTGTCCTGAGCCTTGTAAGGTTAGATAATCAGTTGAGTGACCTTGAATAACCGCTTCTTGTACATAGTCTGTAAGTGGATAGGTTGTTGGGTCTTCTACTTTACCGGAGGTTACTGTTATTATTTCTGGAAGTATGATCGATCCGGTGTAGGTATCGTTAGATATTGTTGGATGCTTTATGTTTATCTTACTTCGTTCTAATATAGTTGGTTCAATAACTAAACCTACTTGTGTGTTTGCTCTATATGGAACAAAGCGTTTTAGTAACTGGAAGAGAGCAGCATTGTAGTGTTGTAGTATTCTTGAGTATTGATTTGGTCTATTTAAGTCTGTGTATTTTTTTGAATACTCTCGCTGCAATTGCATTAAGTTTGGATAATTATCTAACTCTAAATTAGTTGGATCTCCTATAAAATCGTCAATACTAAGTCCACCAAACTGCTCTGCAATATCTTCATTAATTTCATTGCTAGGTGATAGATATACACCTAGTCTAGGACTATCAATCGGATAGTTATCTGTTAAAGGCTTTTCTGATCGAGCATCAACATACAGCTGATTGCTCACTGTCACTGTGCTATCTATGCGTATCTTATTACTTATGCTTCTATTTGCTCCCAGATCTGGCCACTCTAATGAGTTTTCTTCAATAACAGATTCGTAAGTCGAGCTTGTAAAATTATAAAATGCAGCTGCTGGCATTGA